GCAGGCACGCTCCTTCCTGAAGGTGGCGAAAAAGCCTCAGTACGAGGAAAGGGTGCTGCAACGAAAGGGCTGTTGTTCTATCGCTACATAAAGTAGCTGTTTATGGATTTTTTGAGGTATTCGGAGCATTTGCTCCGCAAGATTCGAGAGCGTCAAGAAACGCTTTCGCATTCACTCTCTAGTGGGAGTGCTCAGGACTATGCTCAGTACCAACGATTAGTTGGAGAGATTTCAGGGTTGAACTACGCTGAGCAAGAAATTGTAACCCTGCACGGAAACTTGGAAACCGCTGATGAATGATCCAATACCAGACCGCGTTTTGAACTTTGGTTCTTCTGAACCAAGGGAAGATGAGGAAGGGGGGATTACCCCTGAGACTCTGGACGCGCATGTAGATAAGCTCCCTCGTCCCACTGGGTATCGAGTGCTTATTCTGCCATTCAAGACACAGGCCACTACCAAAGGTGGCATCATGCTTGCAAAGCAGACGATGGACAAGGAACACCTAGCCACGGTTGTGGGGTTGGTTGTTGCACTTGGTCCTGATGCGTATAAAGACCCCAATAAATTCTCTGAAGGCCCGTGGTGTTCAGTTGGCGACTGGGTGATTTTTGGTCGATATGCAGGTGCTAGATTTCGTATTGAGGGCGGCGATATGCGGCTCCTTAATGACGATGAGATCCTCGCTGTTATCGACAGCCCAGAAGACATTTTGAACGGCTAAGGAGAATAGTAATGTCAGAGCAAAATATCGAGCTAGAGCTTCCTGAAGGGGAAGTTGATATTCATGAAGCGGATGTTGTTCAAGAGAGAGCAGCAGATCGTGATTTCAGTTCTTCTTCTCAGGAAGAGCCGATTGATAAGGAGTCATCCGATGAGATGGATGACTACAGTGCTTCTGTCAAGAAGCGCATTGATAAGCTCACTTATCAGATGCGGGAAGCTGAACGTCAGCGGGATGAAGCACTTGATTATGCTAATCGCATAAACGATCAGAACAGCACGCTTCAGCAACAGCTGACCTCTTCGGATAGAACTCTTGTCAACGAGTATGAAGCTCGAATCAATTCTGAGACTGAAAGGGCTCGTAAGGCCCTGAAGGAAGCTCAAGAAGTTGGAGATGCTGACGCGATTGCTTTGGCAACAGAGGCGGTTGCTAAAACTTCGATTGAAGCGCAGAATGCCCAGCGATTGCAAGCTCGCCAAAAGGCGAGGCTTCGGAGACCCGCTCGAAGACAACAACAGCAAGGGTACTCTGAGGAACAGCAGCCATATCCACAGTCTGCGCCCCCTGACCCAAAAGCGGAGGCGTGGGCTGAAAAGAATTCATGGTTTGGGACTGATCGAGGAATGACTTTTGCCGCTTTTGGTATTCATCAGGAGTTGGTTGACGAAAATGTCGACCCAGCTTCGGATGACTACTATCAAAGAGTGGATGAGAAAATGAGGGAATATTTCCCTCAAAAGTTCGATCAGCCAAAAAACGTGCAACAGGTTGCCGGAGCCAGCCGAGGGGCTGGTACCAATAAACCGGGTTCACGCAAAGTAAAGTTAAGCCCTTCGCAGGTTGCAGTTGCAAAACGCTTAGGGGTTTCTTTAGAAGACTACGCGAAATACGCAAATTAGGAGTAAAAATATGCCAGGTCGTGACTCCAGATCTGCCACTTCTCGAGAGAAAAGCTCTCGCCGTAAGCCATGGCAACCGCCATCCGCATTAGATGCACCTCCTGCTCCTCCAGGATTTA